GAATACTGGTTTGTGTCTGTCTATGCTCATGAGCAGAATGAAAACGAGAAAAAGCGCAAGATCAGACTATTGGATGCACGATATATCAATGCAGTAGAGAATGAGTTCCAGAGGCTTATGAATGAATGATACCACTCATCTTCCACAAGACAAAGCATTAGACTTTAGAGAGTTTCGTGTTGAGTCTATCTCGCTAATCAGTGGTGGTGGCGAGACTATTGACATTGCCAGACTGGTGCTGGAAATTACTCTTAGGCAGGATATCTTCACCAATTACATTAATGGTGAATGTCTAGTCTCGGATGGTGTTGACCTCATTAATCAGCAGGGTGTACATGGCAGTGAGTTCCTGTATCTGAATTTGAAGGAACCGGGAACCTCATATCAGGTCAGAAAAGCATTTCGCATCTACAAGATCAGTGGGCGTGAGCCAGCCAAGAACAACAGCCAGACCTATAAGATTCATTTCGTATCTGATGAAATGGTTGCCTCATCCACCAAGCGTATCAGCCGAGCATACTCAGATCGTACCATTTCGGATATCGTCAAGGACATACTGAGCAAGGAACTGGCAGTTACCAAGGTCAATGTGGATGATACGGACACAGGCACCAATCTGGTCATACCTAGCCTGCGCCCAACAGAAGCCTTGAACTGGCTAGCCAGCCGTGCTACCAATGGCAATGATCAGTTTGCATACCTGTTCTATGAGAATCTGGATGGTTTCAACTTCCGTTCCCTGCAATCCATGTACGAGGATAAGGAAGTCAACAGCAAGCCATTCGTATATGAATACTCCACGGTTGAAAAGACACTGGAAGATCATCAATACTATCTGGACGCATTCACCTTCAAGCGTGATTTCGACATTCTAACTCTAATTCGTAATGGTGGCTTGGGCATACACTTCACTGGCTTTGATCCTATTCGGCGCACCATAACCATCAATGAGTATTCAGTCAAAGACATACCCAAGATGTATGACATACCACCCATTGTCAATTTCGACTATGATGGTACATCACACTATCAAGCCTCATCTGCCTATCAGGTGGTTTATCCACAGACCACCGAGTTTGCTGGCAACAAAGCCACACAGTCAGAGATATGGATGAAGCGTGTCATGTCCATTGCCCTATTGAGCAATTCACTGTTGGAACTGGTCATGCCGGGAAACATGTCCCTGCAAGCTGGCAAGCCTATCAACATAGACTTCAAGTATATGATTACACCTACCACACAGAACATGAAGGACGAGGTACGCAGTGGCAAGTATCTGGTGACAGCCGTGGTGCATCGTTTCAATGTCATGCAATCACAATTTGACTCTGTACTGATCTGTGGGCGAGACTCATTGCCAGTTGCGCCAGTCAAGCCTAAGACTGATCTACCACTCTCAATACGTAAACTGAGCAAGTAACATGAATCAGCGATATTTCATTGGCAAGGAAGGATTCATCTGGTTTGTGGGTGTGGTCGAGGATCGCATGGACCCTGACATGTTGGGGCGTGTGCGTGTACGTTGCTTTGGCTGGCATACCGAGAACAAGGAAGACATACCTACTGAGAGTCTGCCATGGAGTCAGTGCCTACACAATAGCAATACGCCTAATGCTGCTCATGCACCAAAAGAGGGCGATTGGGTCATTGGATTCTTTATGGATGGTGACAGTTGCCAACAGCCAGTGGTCATGGGTGTACTACCGGGATATCCTACTCAAACACCAGATTCCAATGTGGGGTATAATGATCCTAATGGTGTATATCCAAAGCGCATCAATGAATCCACGCTCAATAGACTCAGCCGTGGACGCAAGGATGGTACAGTCATTGAGACTCGCGAACGCAATCTCAAGACAGGCGTGAAACAGATAGAGGGTAGTTGGGATGAACCCGCACCCACATTCTCACCCACCTATCCATACAATGCTGCTCATGAGTCGGAGTCTGGTCACGCATTAGAGTTTGACGATACAGAGGGCAGCGAGCGTGTTCATCTTGCACATAAGAATGGTTCGCATGTAGAGTTCAAGCCTGATGGTACATGCACCTACAAAGCCACCAAGGATAGGTACTCAGTCATACTAGGGGATGACTATATCTCAGTGGATGGTAATTGCAATATCACGGTGGGTGGAGACTGTAATCTCAAGGTGATAGGCAAGTTCAATGTGGAAGCCAGTGAGATTAACATGGCAGCGTCAGGGCAAGTACGCATTAAGGCTGGTGGAGCATTAAAGCAAGAGGGTAAGACAGTAGATATCAAGTCAGGTGGTGTGATGAAGATAGGAGCTACAGGCAAGCTCAATCTCAAGGGCAAGTCAGCCGCACTACAGGGTAAGTCAGTCTCCCTTGCTGGTAAGATCGCCAACAAGGTCAAGTGTCCAAAGTCCATTTGTAAGATACTGCCAACTGGTTCAGCCTCGTCCCCATCCAATACAGGATTGAAGACGCCATGAGACTCACAGAAGACAAGAATTTAGTAAAATATACGAAAGCTCAAGATGCTTATCGTACAGTCCTGCGTACCGAGAGGGATGCCATCAAGCTACGCGCAGCCACTCATACGCTTGAGGATACACTGAATGGGCTGTCGGGATACTATACGGGTTGGGTGTACAGCATACGCTCAGACCTACAAGCCATCAACTATGAGCTATACAAGCTTGCCAAGGACAAGGGAATCATACTCAATCTGTATCCACCGATGCTGCCCAACGTCCAGATTAGCACTGAAACACAGACGGTAATACGGACGGGTAAGAAGCTATACCCGAAAACGGTAACTTTTTCAACTTCTGCCTGTTCATCGAGTGAAGTGATCACCTACACCGCTGCCGCTGCTCCCGCAAACACGGTCATCGTCCCATATTCGCAAGTGCTGGATGACGAGATTGATCCCGAGTTTGACGCACTGGACGCAGAGGAAGTCACCGAAGCTCCCATGACGTACAATGCCGTGGAAGCGCCCTTTGCGCCCATGATGAGTAACGCACTGATCGCGCTGGCACTGACTGCGGCTGCGAATGCCAATGGCTTACAGGCTGGTCTTACGACATTCTCGCAAAATCCGCTAGCGGCTGACATTGACTCCATGCGTGATCTGCTCTTCTACTATACGGAAGGCAACTATGCGAATCTGAATACTGCGCTATCGGGCGTGTCTTCCAATCCATCCCTGAACACCGAGTATCGTATGCTTCGCGAGGCTATCGGTGGACCGGACGGACTCTCTGGATGCGTGGCTCAGTTGGACGCCTTTCTGGATCACACTAATCGGTTGTCGGGACTAACGCTGGACGAGGATAGCCCGAATGCCGAAGCGACTGCGGATAGCACACAGGAGTATCTGAATCTCTATGGACTTTCCGGTGGTCCGCAGATCATCTTCCGATTCAATGCGCGAAAGTTCCGTTCAGCCAAGTATCTCATACAGGCGACTGCGGCTGACGCGGATCGTGGGCATCAGGTCAACGAGCTTTACATATTGCACGATGGACACCACGCCTACACTCGCGAAATCGCAGCCATGTATTCGGAAAATCCATTCGTCACTTTTACGACTCGCCTTTACGGGGGCAACATCGAAGTCTTGGCTACGACCACTGCGGACAATACGGATTTCGTCATACACGGAACGCGGCTGCAAGTCTCGCGAAGTGCAGCGTCTTACTCCAAGATAAGCCAAAGTAAGATTATAGAAAACCATCAGACGCTATCGAACTTTCTGAATGACGGCGTGGACTACATTCGCTATCAGAGCGGCTCCCTGTATAACGCGGTTGTCGTCCGTAACATTGCGCGGGAAATGAAAGACATGCTGCGAGTTCTGACTGCGGGATCGTTTCTGGTTTCTCCGCTAGCTAATCAGTCCGCGACGATCAATTCATGGTCAGCCCTCATGTCCACGCGAGCCAATCTGATACAGGAGAGCATTAACACCGACTGGAATTCGTTTGTGGAGTGCGGCAAGAAGTCGGAAGCTTTGACGATTGCTTACGGGCTGGCGCAGGGTTACGAAGACGCCAATGCTAATACTACTTTGGAATCTACACTAAATAGCACAACGAAGATCGCAATCGTGGATGAAGACGATAATGGCTAATTCCCTTATAACGCGCACCTATAAAGACCTCGACTTTACCTTTGCCGCTCATCCGGTAACGGGCGACGTTGCGCGAAAGACGGGCGAGAAAGCCATCATGCAGTCTATCGCGGGGCTTCTACAGACGGGGCGCTTTGAGCGGCTCTGGCAACCGAATCTTCATAGCAAGCTGCGGGAACACCTTTTCGAACCGGTGGACAGCATTACGGGCAGCGCGATTGCCGCAGAGATTCGCACGACGATTGGCAAGCACGAACCGCGAGTAGACCTCACTACGGTAAACGTCACGCCCGACTATGACAACAACGGCTATTCGGTCACGCTTACGTTCTTCATTGTGAACCAAGCGAACCCAATCACAATTACACTTTTCTTAGAGAGAATTCGCTAAATGGCACAGAAAATTCGCATCACAGAACTCGACTTTGACTCAATCAAAGCGAACCTCAAGGAATTCCTGAGAAGCCAGCCGGAATTTACCGACTACGACTTTGACGGAAGCGCGTTGTCGGTGCTGTTGGACGTTCTCGCATACAACACGCACTACATGGGCTACTACATGAACATGGTCGGCAACGAAATGTTCATAGACACCGCGCAGCTTCGGCAGTCCGTCGTTTCCCACGCAAAGCTTCTCGGATACACGCCAAGAAGCCGCGTAGCCAGCCAAGCCATTATTGACGTAAAGTTCGCGGAAGTGGTCGGCGGCGCAAACTCTTCCATGACGCTGCCGAAGTTCACGAAGTTTACGAGCGCACCGAAGGACGGCAAGAGTTACAGCTTTGTCACGATAGAGTCGCGCACGGTGGCAAAGGACGCAAACAGCGACTTTATCTTCGAATCCGTCACGATCAAGGAAGGAAACCCCGTCAGCTACGTCTTTGCCTATGTCGCGGACACGAACAGCAAGCAGATTTTCGAACTGCCAGACGAGGGCATTGATACAAGTACAATTACAGTTCAGGTGCAGAAAGGTGCGGACAACTACTCGCTGGAAACGTTCGAACTCGCGGAAGACGCAACTTCGGTAGTCTCGGATGATCCGGTCTACTATCTGGAAGAAAACCGCAACGGGCGCTATCAGATTTACTTTGGCGACGGCGTAATTGGCAAGGCTCTGGATGACGGCAATCTGGTGCTGGTCAGCTATGTCGTTACGAGCGGCGACGAAGCGAACGGAATCGGCACTTTCCGCCTAAGCAGCAATCCAAAGCCGGGTTCTACGGGAGTGGTCACGGTAACGCAGGAAAGTTCATCAGGAAAGCAAGCGGAAGATATCGAATCCATTCGCTTTACCGCGCCGAAGTCCTTCATTGCCCAAAACCGCGCTGTGACGAAGAACGACTACGAAGCACTCATTAATAAGAATTATCCGTACTTCGACTCGGTTTCGGTGTGGGGCGGCGAAGAGAACGACCCGCCAGTATACGGCAAGATTTTCTTCTCTTGCAAGCCGCGTGGAAACTACGAGGTCACGCAGACGGAAATTCAGTACATGAAGGACAACGTATTGAAGCCGATTTCCGTCCTGACCGTAACGCCCGAGTATGTCGCGCCGGATTACAACTACATGAACTTTGTGATTGACGTAGTGTACGATCCGCGCCAGACCACGAAGACCGCAGGCGCAATCAACACGGCTGTTCGGGCAGCGGTGGAAGGTTTCGCTAATACGTATTTGAACACCTTTAATAACACCTTCCGCATGTCCAAGCTGGTTCGCGCAGTAGACGAGGCTGATCCGAGCATTCAGAATAACAGTATTCGCGTCCTGATAGAGAAGCGTTTCCGTCCGTTGCTGAATCAAGCGAAAAGTTACAGAATTGACTTTTACGTGCCGCTGCGGAAAGGAACCGCGCTGGACCGGCTTTATTCGTCGCCGTCTTTCGGCATCATTGACGAGTATGGCGTAGAGCGAACCGCGTTCATCGAAGAAGTCCCGCAGTCCTTTACCGGCATTGACGAAATCACCGTTCTAGCGACGGGCGACCAGTATACGGACATTCCGAAGGTCACTATCGAAGGCGACGGAGAAGGCGCGGCTGCAAGTGCGGTCATTATCAACGGCAAGCTCAAGTCCGTCGTTGTGACTAATTCAGGTTCGGGTTATTCCGCAGCCGTCGTTCGCGTAGAAGGTGGCGGTGGAAGCGGCGCGGAACTTCGGGCTGTTCTACAGGGCAAGAAGGGAACGCTGCGCACGTTCTACTATGACGTAAACAACATCAAGCGCGTGATCAATAACAACGTGGGAACGATCTACTATGATGACGGCTATATCGTCCTCGACTCGTTTGCGCCGACTTTCGTGAATGATCCGTTTGGCACGATGACCTTTAAAGCCTCACCAAACACCAACGTTTTCTCGACAACCCGCAACGCAATTTTGACGCTGGACGATACCGATCCAGCCGCAATTGATATTAGAGTCGGCGTAGTACAGAGTTAAGCATCATGGCAGCAGCAGAAAAAACCGTAAGTGCGCTAATTGGTCGCCAGCTACCGGACTTTGTTCGGGCTGACAATCCGCAGTTTCAAGCGTTCCTGCAAGCCTACTATCGCTGGCTGGAAGACGAAACCAAGGGCAATACGGTCTATCACATCATGCGTTCCGGCGAGTATCGGGACATTGACAACACACTCGACCCGTTCATTCGCCTATTCAAGCAGGAACTCCTGCCGTACTTTCCTGAGAAGTCCGAGCTAGACCTCGTAAAAATCCTTAAGGGAGCGCGAGAGTTTTACGTTAAGAAGGGTTCGATTGAGTCCGTTCAGTGGCTTTTCCGCGTTCTCTTTGGCGAAGACGTAGAGATTTACTATCCAAAACAGCAAGTCCTGATCGCGTCGGATGGTAAGTGGAAGCTGCCTCAAGCCTTCCAGCTAACTCTAAGCGTGGAAAACGCCAGCATAGACGTAAACCTTCTGGAAAAGCACAAAGCCACAGGGTCTATTTCGAAAGCCACCTGTATCATCGAATCCGCGAACAAGACGGTAGACCCAAGTCGCGGATCGTTGCTTAAGAAGGTGCTGGAAATCACGCCCAACAATGCGGTAGACATTCTGAGCGATTACACCGTTTATCAGGGTGGTAATATCGCGCCGACGTTTTCCGCTACGGTAGACACGTACTATACCGGCAATACGACTCTGGTTATCACTAATACGTCGGGCAGCTACGATCCAACCGGCACTCTCTATATCATTGATCCAGCTACCGAAGAAATCATCATTACCGCTACGTTGCTGAACACCTTTACCTTGCACGGCGCGGAATTGTTGGAAATGTACGTATCGAATGTCGAAAAGGAATTCACGAACGGCGAATACTTAGAGATACCGTATGTGGACGAGAACGGCGTAGAGCAGCTTTTCCGTGAGCGCATCATCGGTTCGATCAGTGGCGTCATCATGGATTCGGACATTCGCACTGATCCAGACGGCAGAAGGCGCGGTAGAACGTACAAGGTCGGTGATCCGATTGTGTTCTATGGCGGTTTGGCTGACTCCGTGGAAGCCAATGACGCGGTTGCAATCGTCGGAAACGTCACCGTGGGTTCGATTGAGGGCTTGACCGTCAGATTCCCCGGCTATGGCTATCGCACATACTGGAACACGGAAGCCATTGTTTATCGCAGCGAGGATGATGATCCAAACGCTAATTTGTCTACGGACATTCGCGTGGCTGGTATTACGACTCTGGTCGGCGCAAACTCACAGGAATCGTATCTGGAAACGATTTCCGTGGACAAGATGCCGATTGAGTACATGAATACGACGGTCATTGGCGACGGCAGCACATTCTATCCGCTCTTTTCCAATACAAACAAGAACATCGTGCTGACTCTGAGCCAGACGCCAGCCGACGATCCGTGGATTCCCGGCGAGTACGTATACGCTAATTCGAACGGCAGCTTCGAAACAGCCAACTTTACCGCACAGATTCTTTCCGCTAACACCGGTTGGGCAGGCGGTCCAACTAACGTCATTCTCTATAACGTCAATAGCACCGTTGCGCTGGATACAACCGGCTTTTTGGTCGGGCAAACACTGACCACAACGCAATCTCTAACCAATTTTGACGTTGACGCACTGATTGACCTTGATCCGCCGAATCTGCAATACTACCTAGACGCTAATCTGAACACGCAAATCGTTCAAGCACTCACTTATGAGAACATTGATACGGGCGGAATTGCGCTTTATAACGTCATCAACGGTGGTTATGGCTTTGCAGGAGAGCCATCTGTGGACACGCAAAGCTACTTTGACACGCTTTTGAGTGCAAATTATGACTATGCGAACACGGCTGAGTATCCAGATAAGGTTAATACACGCCAAAGTTTGGGTGTTTTTGGGCATATTGCGCACATTTACATTGATAATGGCGGCGATGGCTACGCAAACGGCGAAACTGTGTCGGTTTCGGGGCGTGGATACGGCTTTAACGGTGTCGTAACAGTCGGCGCGAGCGGAGAAATCACTTCCGTAGACATTTTGGACCGTGGTGCAGGCTATTTTGGTGGAATTACGCATCGAACAGTGACCGTAAACACCGTTTCGGGCGCAAATGCCATTCTAACAGCCTACGGATTCGGTGAAGGTGTCGAAGTGGCAGTGGAAACGGGTGCAATTGGACGTATTCGTGACGTTCGAATGATCAGTCGCGGCTTCGATTACATTGATGAGCCGCTGGTTTCCTTCAAGGTTGTGGACATGATCATTGATGGAGTGGACGATAATGAGACTTTGAGCGAGGGCGAGCGCGTCTATCAGGGCGCAACGCTGGAAACGGCTCTGTTCCAAGGCATTGTCAAGTCCTACAATCGCTCCACCAAGCGTCTGCGTCTGTTCAACTACTCCGGTAACACCAGCTACACTACCAGTCTGGTCTTTACTTCTCAGGGTGGCGTTCAGTTCACGGTCAATACGAGCGCAAACGTGCCTGCACCGGCTGAATATCCCGCAGCACTTCGCGCAACCGGACTGACGAATCCTTACTTCTACGGCAACGGTAAGGCTAAGGGATACGCAGAGTTCTATCAGGGACTCATCAAGTTCCCCGGCTTCTATCTGAATACGGACGGTTTCCCATCATCCGACAAGAGATTGCAGGATGGTCGCGTTTATCAGAATTACAGTTACGTCATTGAGTCGGAGAAGAGCCTGTCTGAGTACGAGAACACCATGAAGGATATCATTCATCCAATTGGTACGCTCATGCTGTCTCGCACCATCACACGCTCGCAGCTACAGGAAGGCATCAGTGGAAATTCCGTAATTTACGTAAATGCTGAGAATCCTGTCAGCAGTCAGATCACCATTGCGAACTCTTGGAGCAACGTGGTTACGGGTTCTTCCACCACATGGTCTTCGAACGCGAACGTGGGCGACATGCTCTATCTGGTGGACAACTATCCCGGTCATACGTGGCGTGATCAGGTCAAGATCATTACTGCGGTCAACTCGGATACGGAACTGGAAGTCGAGAGTAATTTCACCTATATCGGCTATGGAAAGCTGTCTTCCGAGGAAAGCAACGATACGGTATTGATCGTGGGGCATGACAAGAGCCTTTCCAGCTTTGTCAATGTTGGTGATGAAATTAGATTTAATGCCAATAGCTATGTCGAAACCTGTCAGGTTTTGAGCATGGGCGCGAATACACTGACCCTAAATACGACTATCGGTAATACTGTCAGTAATGTGGTGTACATTGTTGCACCAGATTACAGCAGTCTTCCTTACGATTATGAAATCATCACGGTAGAATAACATGCATGATAAAATCAATATCACTCCACTGCTAAAATTTGAGATAGTGGAAAACATCAAGAGCAACATCTTTACGACGGCTGCTAATACCTATATGGGTATTGGTCGTCCGATTCGTTGGGGTGATGCCGTTGATCCAGAAGAAGTTGATGAGATTGAGGGTATCATATTTTCTACCAATTATGCAAATCAGGTCTGGCGTGACATGGTAGCCATGAAGAAGGTTGAGTCTGCGTCAATGTATCTGGTCGTTCCGCGCAGGGATTGGATTTCTGGCATTCATTACGATCCATATTCGGACAATCAAGCACTATTTTCACACGAAGCGCATCTTTCCATCGGAACCGTGGATGCTACCGGAAATATCGTTTATTCGAACACAGCAGTCTTTACCGGAAACCTCGCAACCGGAAATGTAATTCAGATTGGGCATGAGTCTAAGGAAGTTGTTGGTTTCATTAACGCAACGGCAGTGGTGATCAATACCAACGTTTCCACTGCCTACACCAATACAGCCGCAATTCGTATTTCGAACACCTATCCGCAATTCGCGAATAACTTCTATGTGCGTAATAGCAAGGATCAGGTCTTCAAGTGCCTGTTCAACAACTATGAAGCGAATTCCACAGTTGAGCCGACAATTGACATTGACGGACAGTTGCCAGAAAATCCGTACATCGAAACGGGTGATGGTTACAAGTGGAAGTATCTGTACACCATTCCGTATGGCTTGAAGCAGAAGTTCTTCACCAAAAACTGGATGCCTGTCGTAGAAGATGCTTCGGTGGTTGCTGGTGCTGTTAGTGGTCGTATTGACGTTATCAACATCGTGGATGGCGGCACTGGATACTTCCTCGACAATGGCGAATCAGGTAATTCAAATTCGCTCGCAATTCTGACCGTTGTTGGTGATGGAACCGGCGCGACAGTTTCAGCGAGGGTTGAATCTGGTGTCATTACCGACATAAATATACTTAATGGTGGTAGCGACTATACTACGGCTGAGATTGTCATTGACGATCCTGATCAGCTAGCAAACGGAACATCAGCTAATCTTGAGGTAGCAATTTCACCGTATGGTGGACATGGCAGCAATCCGGCAAAGGAACTTGGATGCTTTTCCATTATGATATCGGTAGACCTTGAGGGAACCGAATCGGGAACGATTCCAGTAGGAACAGATGTTGATCCATTCGATTTCCGTCAGATCATACTGGTACGTGATCCACTAACTGCGAATGGGTTGTATGCGAATGATTCGGTTTACAGAACCACCACTAAGTTGAGTTTGACGGACCCCGGTACATCAAACTACAGTAATGACGAAACGGTGTACATTGGTGCTTCGGGTGATCCTGCATTCACAGCCGTAGTGGTTCATTGGGAGCCTAATACGAACGAACTATACGTGAATAATCTGTCTGGTAATGTGACTGTCGGCAGTACCCTGTACGGTACCGTTTCCAATGCCAGCGCGACGATTCTAGGCACAGAAGAGCCTGATGTAAGCCTGTTTGCGGGAGATATCCTATATATTGAGAATAGGCAAAAAATTGTTCGTAATGAGAACCAAACCGAGCAGATCAGGTTAATCCTATCATTCTAAGAGAGTAAGCAATGGAATTCAATGTAGACCCCTATAATGACGATTTTGAGTTAAACGCGAAAGATAATAACTATCTGCGTATTCTGTTCAAGCCGGGATATGCGGTTCAGGCGCGTGAACTGACTCAGATTCAGTCCATTCTACAGAACCAGATCAAGTCGTTTGGCGACCACATCTTTGCTGACGGTTCTCCTGTGGTTGGTGGCAACCTTGCGTTGGACAACAACGTGGTTTACATCAAGCTGGAAGAAACCTATGACACCGAAGACGTTGAAGTAGACGATTTTGTTGGTAAGGTTATTCTGCGTGACTCCGATTCTGTGGTTCAGGCTAAGGTTCTCGCATCGTATTTCCCATCGGGTGGCGTTCCAACCCTGATGATCAAGTATCTCTCCGGTGTTGCATTTAGCGACGGTGACGTATTCCGCATTGCCGGAACCACCACAAGAGCAAGGTTGCAGGGTTCATCTGCATCTGGCTTCGGCACCATCGTTTCGATCAATGACGGTATCTTCTACGTAGACGGATTCTTTGTCAAGATCAATCCACAGACCACTGTTGTTGATGCATATACACAGTATGCAAATGTCAAGATTGGTCTGGAAGTCAGTGACGATGTTATTGACTATGGTGTGGATTCTACGTTGCTTGATCCAGCGCAGGGCAGCTTCAACTATCAGGCTCCCGGCGCAGATCGCTATCAGTTCAATCTACAGCTTTCGACTCGACCTCTTGCAACTGCCGTTGACGAGTCCAAGTTCTTTGAGTTGATGCGCCTAGAGAACGGTGCAATCACCAAGCAAGTCAAGTATCCAATCTACTCGGAAATCGAAAAGACGCTTGCGCGTAGAACGTTTGATGAATCCGGTGACTACACCGTGGTTCCATTCCGCGCTTCGGTTTCTGACGCACCAGATTCAAACAACTACATTATCAACCTTGAGCCGGGTAAAGCCTACGTCAAGGGATTTGAGTTCGAAACCATCGGCACGTTCCGCATGGAAGTCGCAAAGCCACGCGAAGAAGGCATTGACACTCGTTCCATGGTGGACATTGATTTCGATACCTCTTATGGCAATTACCTCAAGTTCAAGAATGTCTTCGGTTCGAACGTTGCGTTCATTGCAACCAACGCGCTTGAATCTGTTGACCTACATTGCGTCACTCGCGACAAGGTAAACGTCGGTAACACAATCAGCTATCCAAACACCAAGATTGGTACTGCAAAGGTTCGCGCAATTACTCGCGCAATTCCTGAAACGACTGGTGTTGCTAATTCCGACTCCAATGGTGTGTTCAACTTCTATTTCTCGGATATCAGCATCAAGCCAAAGGTATTCAAGGTTTCTGGTGCGGATACCAACGCTAACACCATTCTGTTCCCCGCACATGCCAGCGCATGTACCAATGCGTATTTGAATGTGTCGGTTAGTGTTCTGCCGCTTGACCTCGTAGCCGTTGCTGGTGTTACTCAAGCAAACGTATTTGCATATTCGACTCGCGTCAACGCAAACTCTGCTGCTGCATTCTCAAGCCTGAACATCGGTGATATCGTTCGCGTGGGTGATGAGTCCCGCGAAGTAGTATATATTGATTCTTCTGGTGATTGGCTGACCGTCAACAGCGCGTTCACATCAACTCTTGTTGGCACTCCAACCAATCCTGTTGTTGTTTACACGCAATATGACTATTCATCGAATGTTGTAAATCAGGTTCGAAAGATCGTGAATTACAGCGGTAAAGTTGGAACATTAGATCGTCCGTGGGATGAGGGTGCCAAGGCAGGAGCCAATACTGTATTCCAGTTGAACTTTGGTATTGGTGATCTTGAATCCATCATGGAAACTGATGGTGTAACGGCTAATGCTCACGCAAACATTTCCATTCAATCTGTACTGTTAGACGGACAGACTGAACTCTTTGATTCGGCTCGTAAGGGATTGCTCTTCCCATTGCCACGCAATACTGTTCAGCGTAACAGCATTCAAAATGTAGATTATAACTACATCAAGTACGTTGAGGGACTTGTTGGGTCTACCTCTGCTGGTAATACCACCTTTGTTCACAACTTCGATGCAGATGAGTCCATTCCTTGGTCTGGTACCAACAGCAACCTTGAAGATAATCTCATTATTGTTGTAGCTGCTAATACCGGTTCCGGTCCTGCCAATGGTACAATTTATCCAATCACCGTCAACGAGGGTGTGTCTATCGTCGGTGGTCTTGGTGGCTCACTAACATTCAATACAGCATCAACCATTACCAAGACGGACATTTATGTGATGACCAAGGTGAATGATGCAGAGGATAGCCGCAGAACCAAGACGTTCCGCAGTAACACCAACCTGTCTGTTTCACCTTATAATTATCCAGCAAACACGGCAGTAAATATTGATCATACCGTGACCATTGATTCGGTAAATCGTGTTGAAATGAACGTTGAACATGGTCTAATCTACGTGGTTGATCCAAATGTGACCGCAATTTATCCCGGTGATAGCATCAATCTGTATGTTCCTGATGTAGTCAAAATTCGTAAGGTTCTGGCTGGAACCTACGCTGATAATCCAGATTCTACGAATTATCAGGATATCACTGATAACTTCGTTGTTGACTATGGACAGTCTGATGAGCTATACGATCACTGCAAGCTCATTCTCAAGCAGGGGTATCCATCACCTAATGCAAAGATGCTTGTCCACGTTGACTTCTTTGAGCATGATGGCGTTGGAACAAGCTACTTCTCTGTTGAGTCATATGAAGCGGATGTATATGAAGATGGTAACATTCCGGTATACTACTCAAATGATGGCTACGTATACTTCCTGCGCGACTGTCTGGACTTCCGTCCAGTACGCCAGATTGGTAGCCCAACTGCACTGGATATTCCAAGAATTCCCGCGCCAGATTCGTCTTGCGAGTTAAGTTTCAGCTACTATCTACCTCGTATTGACAAACTGGTACTGTCGAAGAACAAGGAATTCCGTATTCTTAAGGGTGTCTCGGCTCCACAGCCGGTCCCACCAGATGATACGGATGACGCAATGACTCTGTATACGATCTATCTGCCGCCATTCGTTGCGCGTGTGGATGACATTCGTATGCGCTACAATGAGACTAAGCGTTATACCATGAAGGATATCGCTCGCATTGACAAGCGCGTTCAGGCTATCGAATACTACACTGCTCTGAACAACATTGAATCTATGGCAATGTATGATGATACCAAGTATGATGATGGTAAGACTGAAAAGGAAAAGTTCGGTATCATTGGCGAAGGTTTCAAGAATTTCAACATTGCTGATTATCAAGACCCCGACTTCAATGTGACGATGGAAGAGGGTGAAATGCGCCCTTACATCAAGAACAGTTCATTTGGTCTTAATTTGGTGAGTGGTTCTAACGTCAATCGTCGCAATAAGACTTTGACTCTGAATTACACCGAGGAAGAAATGGTGTCACAGCCAGTTACAAGCAACAAGCTCATTTCTGTGCAGCCATTCCTGTTTGCACAGTTTGTGGGTGATGTTCGCTTGAATCCTGACATTGATTATTGGGTATCAGAAACTCTCAAGCCAGACGTACTCCGTGCGCCTGAGATTGATGGTCGCGTTCGTGAAATCTTCAATGCCGAGCGCATTGCGAACCAGATTGCGGAGCCTGCTCCACAGGTCACGGTTCCAGTACCTTCTACCAATGCAGCTAACCAGATTATCACTACGCCTGCAACTGATCCGCCAGCACAGAACACTTGGTTCACGCTGCCGGTCATTATACCAACTCCGACTCCGGTCATTGCTCCGCAGCCTGCTCCTACGACCACGCGCAGCAGGACGATCTTCGATGTTCTGCGTACACTGATCACAGTCAAGGAGCCTGCACCGCAGCCAACAGTCACCCCACTACCAACAGTTACTACCTCTACTGTTAGGGCTACGAGATTTAGTGGCGGTGGTGGTTGCGTTGCTCTGGAATCCTACATTCCGTGGGTTGATGGACAGGTATGGAACAACAGTGAAATTCGTCAAGCTTATCAGCTACAGGATGGGTTCAAGATTTGGCTGGCTAATGAGACTAATCTTGCAGTATTCGTTGGTGAAGTGCGTAAGGGTGCAATCGAACTGCAACCATGCGTTCGTGTGGTCACGGAAGATGGCACTTCGCTGGTCTGCTCGACTACGGCTCCATTGCCAACCCTACAGGGACTACATCTTGCACCAGATGTTCTTGGTAAGGCAGTTGCAGTGTTCAAGGATGGTATGACTTACTGGAATAAGGTTGTTAGCGTGGAAGATGCTGGTGTCAAGTTCGTTCGTGTCATTGACGCACATAACAACAGTTTTTGGGCGGGTGAGAAGGAAGGTGCCTACATACTGCACCACAACATGGCAGCACTGAGTACAGTGGAAAAGTTTTAAGGTAAAATAACATGGCAGACATTACCCAAGGTAAGCTCATTTCAGAATCAACGCTGATTCCGTATATTCGTCGGCAGGACGTTATGTTCGACGCCGACAATCTGCGTCCAAACAGGTTGGCAAGAATCTGGTTTGATGACGTTGCTATGAACCTGTTTACTCAGAAGGGTAACAGGATTGTACTCAACTCTAAGAAGGTACTGACTGTAACGCCAAATACGGGGGCAAGTCCACCGGTTGCTGGTGACATTCTATATCAGGGTTCCTCTAACCTGTCGCCAACTTTCTCAGCCGTTGTTGATACGTATACGTCAGCTAATACCACCTTGCTCGTCAAGAGCATGTCTGGTAACTTCGATGAAGATGCCAACGTTTATATTGAGGCTGCGAGCGTTCATGGAAATGTCAGTGCGGTTGGTCAGACATTCATGTACGCAAACATCAGCCGCGTTGTCAACCAGAATACCTCTGATATCTTTGAGCAGAATGAAGGACTCTTCTGCCTATCTACCAACAATTTCGTTCGCGTAATCGGTAATTCCGGCGAGAACATCCTGTACGTTAATGAGAATTACATTCAGGCTAATATCTCCGGTAACGTGACCGCATCTTCATTTGCTAATGGCGACATGATCTTCCAGTCTTCGGACGGAACTCGCAACTTCGAACGCGCAACATTCGTCGGTAAGGTTGAATATTACTCTACTGCTGGTGGACCCTCTACTGGATTGCTTGTTATCAGTCCAGTAAGAGGTAAGATGAATGTCAATACCACTACCACAAACGTTCAGTCTCGTATCTGGAACTCTTCCAATTCGGCTGCTCTGATGACCGTGGGTACTGGATATCGTTATTACAACTTTGCCAATGGCGACATTCTGGTTTCCACTGCCAACACTGCAAAGCGCGTTTCCATCGTATCGCATGAACATTCCTCTGGTTTGTTCTCTAATGTGGCTAACACTTCTGGAACAGGTACTACATTGTACCTCAGTTCTACTGCAAACGTAACCACCGCAGTTGGAAACCTGATTTACTTCACGGCAGGAACAGGCTTGGGGCAGTTCCGTCGTATTACCGCAGTTACCGGAAATACTGTCACTATCGCGGATGCGCTACTTGTCGCCCCAACGTGTAATACCAAGTACAGCATTGGCAACCACTACGTTGATGAGAATGGTACTCTGTGTGGTATTCTGAACATTCCAGAAGAACCAAACTTCAAGTTCAAGACTGGTGAGCGTGTATTCACAATCACGGACACCAACGTTCTTGAGGACAGCGACTATACAATGAAGGCAGCAGCTAAGTTCACCACGGCTGGTTTGCAGAATGCATTGCAGAACTTGAATCTACAATTTCCAACTACGCCAATTGTAATTCCAGTTCCACCGGTTCCACCGGACAATCCAGTTAAGCCGCCGCCACCAACCGAAGAGCCAATCTCTCCAACTCCGGTTACGCCACCTATCATCACGCCAACTCCGCGTGTTCGACCAAGAGTTGTGCCGCGTTTCCGCTCGGGCGACCCAATCGCACAGACGTTCTTTACGCCTAAGCCAAAGAGCAACAAGGTCAGCTACGGTGTGTTCGTAACATCCGTTGACCTGTTCTTCGGTGCGAAGCCATCCTTGGCTCGCGGCTCCATGCAGCTACCGGTGTCGGTCAAGATCGCACGTTGCAGCAATGGATTCCCAACCAAGGACTACCTAGCCGTTTCTACGGTCAAGGCTAAGGATGTTAAGGTTTCGACCTCGCCATCTATTGACGATCCAGATACGATTACGAACTTCCCATTTAGTGATCCGGTCTACCTACAGCCAGATACCGAATACGCACTGATCGTGTACTCCGATTCGCCAGAATATGAGTGCTACATTGCAGAACTCGGTGGTTCGGTGCTTGGTGCTGATCCGCCTCGTCGTATCTCCGAGCAGCCATACTCTGGTTCGTTCTTCCGTTCGCAGAATGCAACGACATGGACACCGTACCAGAATGAAGACCTGATGTTCCGCATCAACAAGGCAACTTTCCAGAGCAGCGGTTCTGCCCTGTTCAACCTCAAGGATGCACCACTTGCTAACATGAATGTGGATCGCCTGCTTCTGAACACCAACAAGCTGACTTTCCCTGTCGGCAGCATTGATTTCAAGGTGAAGGGCGTCTACAAGTCGAACAGCAATTACGATAACTACACTTATATTTCGCCACAGGAAATCTTCGAATACGGCAAGTTGCTCGACGCATCCACCAAGGAATCGTCAGCAAACTTCCTGAACACTCGTAAGATCATTCTTGGAAATGTAAACAGCCTCAATGTATTGGTGGAGTTCGCATCTTCTGATACCGACGTTTCACCAATTTTCAATAAGGATTCGTTCTCAATTATCGTTGGCGAACATGATGTAAACAATGGTGGTGTTTCCAATAACATTATTTCTATCACCAATCGCGGTGCTGGATACAATGCGACAGCAACATTGGCTAGCCCATCAAATGTTGTCATCGGCTCTTCCAATAACACACTGAATGCGGCTGCGCATCTGTTTAGACAGACTTATTACGCATATGAGGATGGTAGTCTGAACTGGAATATCGGTTTCTACAACGTCACTATAACGGGTGGACAGGGAACCGGTGCTGATGGCTTTGCGGTAGCTAACACGGATGGATCGGAAAGTGTCAACTACATCGTGGTCAACTCTTCGGGTAGCGGCTATGTCGAGACTCCGTTAGTATCTATCGCAAGTGGTAACGCTACGAGCGGACTCGTTACAGCTACCGCAGTTGCGCAGGGTGAAACTGGAAAGCGTGGTGGTAACATTCGTGCCAAGTACGTCACTCGCCAAATTACGCTGGAAGAAGGTTTCGAATCGGGCGACTTGAGAGTATTCATGGATTGTGTCCGTCCAATTAATACGGACATTCAGGTATATTACAAGGTTCTTGGTAATGAAGACCCCGAAAGGTTCTCGGACAAGTCTTGGGTACGTATGCTAAGACCAGTTGAAAAGTATTCGAAGGATGCTAATCAATTGGTCGAAATGGTATTCCGTCCAGACCTGTTGGAGAATACACTCAAGTACACCGAAAATGGTACTCAGTACCCAATCGGCGGTAAGTTCAAGTCATTTGCTATCAAGGTATGTCTGTTAACCGCAGACTCCACCGTGGTTCCAGTTGTGACTAATCTGAGAATCATTGCTACACCGGATGGATAAAAATGAAAGTTCAAGTTAAAGATAACAATAGGTTTGTGCGGGATACCCGTAATTTTGCCATTCTCAACACGGATCGCAGTGTTATTGCTGAACATGAACGCAAGCTGGCTAGGATTCAACGGGAAAAACAGCAGCAGGAAGAAATAAATAACATCAAGAGTGATGTTGCTGAGATAAAGGCAATGATTGCCCAACTACTACAGAGTAAATAACCAATGACAGACACAGTTAATATTGGTGCGGTTCAAACCACCAACACGTTTGGTGAGTGGGTAATACAGACCAACCTAGCTAAAGATGACCTCAATGAGATTGCTCGCGGCAACTTCATTAAGCCTACCGGAAACGTTCGTATTAACGTTGGTCCGCTTCTTTTGGCTTGCACAAGTGGAACCTCGCTCGACGTTACTGCTAATGCCAAGATTGCTGGACAGTTGCAAGTCAAGAACATCCAGCAGGACGGTGGTGGATCATTCTTCTATTCTGACTCTCCTGACATTCAGTTCCGCGAAAGGACTGGAAGTTTCCATGCCAACGGCAATACCAGCACGGTCTATTTCCGCAATAATGTCTTTATCTCAGCCGCAAACATAAACGCCAACGGTTTCATTGAAACGACTGGCGTATATTCCAACAATGATCTGTTGCTGAATGTAGCTAATGTCCTGACTGTGGGCAACTCTAATACCAATTATGCGGTCAATGTAACCTCTAATCTGGTTGTCACGCAGAACAGCACCACTGGAAATCTGGTGGTTTCGGAATTGGCTAACATTGCAACTGGCAACATCGTTGTCGCAAATGTAGCTACATTGAATGTCAATGCTGTCGGCGCAATTGCTACGGTTGCTAACGCGACCATCTACAACGCAGCCGCTCAGAACGTTCAGACAGTGATGTTGAATGTTACCACTCGCGCCAATGCTGTACTGGCTAACATCGTCACCGCAAATGTCGGTAGCTTGAATGTAGCCGCAACGGGTGGCGTAGCCAACTTTGCCAACGTATCCATTGCTAACAGTGTGACTACCAATGCTGCCGCTGGCATATTGAATGTTACCACTCGCGCTAATGCGGTTCTTGCTAACATTACCACAGCCAACGTTGCAACACTGAATGTCAATGCTTCGGGTGCGCAAGCCGTTGTTGCTAATCTGACTGTAAGCAACGTAGCCGCAGCCAACGTTCAGAGTGGCGTTCTGCGCGTGACCGGTCAGGCTAACGCAGCTACACTGAATGTGTCATCCACAGCCAACATTGCTGTGGGTAACATTGCGAATGTTTACTCAGCTAACGCAGAAGTTTATGTGGCGAACGTCAAGACGCGCCTCAACGCAACAACAGCTAACATCGGAACGCTTGAACTAAGTGACATTAACATTCTCACTGGTAATGTTACTACTCGCCTGAATGCCGCCCTGATCAACGTAACAACTGCAAATGTCGCTACGTTGAATGTTCGTGCGGCTGGTGCTGTAGCTAACATTGCCAATGCAAATATTGCAAATGCTGCAATAGCGAATGCGCAGATTGATGTGGGTAACTTCGCCACTCGTATGAATGCGGCGACGGCTAACATCACAAATCTGTTGGTCACTGACCTGACAGTAAGTGGTTCTCTTTCGGCTCCCGCTGAATCTAACGAAGTTTCTTATCGTCTTCGTGCCGCTTCCAGCGGAAAGGGTGATGGTTGGTTTGGTGTAAATCAGGGTGGTGCTAATGGTAATGCACAAATCCTGTTTGATTCTGCTGCGTGGGCATGGAAACTAAGTGCTAACAATCTGGCTGATCCAACTGGTAATACCATTCTCAGCTTGGCAAATGTTAAGACGGCTTATGCTACGGATTCCGGCAACGTTGCAACTCTGACTCTCACTAAGGGTGCAAACGATAACGCGGTAGCTGCATACGCTAAAGCCAACGGCGCTGCTAACACAGTGCGCGTTTCGGCAAATGGTACGGCTACGATTTCACAGGTTCAGTTGAACTTTGTTAACTCAGCATCCATTAACGTTGCTGTGTCGGCAGGCGCGGGTGGTGCGGCGGGTAATGCTAACATTACTTTCACTGCAAACTCTTCGAATCCTGAACTGTTGGGACCACAAGGAACCACTGGCGCACAAGGCACAACTGGTGTTCAGGGTGTACAGGGTACTGCGGGTTATATTGGTTCTGACGGTGCGCAAGGTATTCAGGGTTTGCAAGGTACCACTGGTACACAAGGTGCAACGGGTACGCAGGGTGCAACCGGCACTCAAGGTACTACGGGTACTACGGGTACGCAAGGCGCAACAGGCGCACAGGGTACTCAAGGTATTCAGGGTCGCCAAGGAACAACCGGTTCGCAAGGCGCAACGGGTACACAAGGTGTGCAAGGTACTGCTGGCACGATTGGTGTTGACGGTGCGCAGGGTGCAACCGGTGCGCAGGGTGTGCAAGGTATTCAGGGTCGGCAGGGTGCAACAGGCGCACAAGGTACGACTGGTGCGCAAGGTACGACTGGCGCAACAGGTATTCAAGGTGCAACCGGTACACAGGGTGCAACTGGTACGACTGGTTCACAGGGTACAACCGGTGCGCAGGGTACAACTGGTACAACCGGTTCGACTGGTGCGCAAGGTGCAACCGGTGTACAGGGTATTCAGGGTATCACTGGTCCGTCTACCGCTATTCTTGCTTCGGCATATTCCAGCGGTTCGTACTATCCAGTCATGGTTGCAACCACCGGTTCCAACCAGACGCCACGTTGCTGTACCTCTATTCTGATTTACAGTTCTGGTACTCTGAGTGCGACGGACTTCTCCGCAACTTCGGACGCTCGACTCAAGAGTGTTGAGGGTACGGTTGAAGAAGCAACCTTCAAGCTATGCACCATGAGTGGCGTCTACTACAGGTGGAATGAACACGCAAAGGATATTGGTATCATTGATCGTGAACGTCCTGACCGCTTGGAGATTGGATTGCTCGCACAAGAAGTTCAAAATGTTCTTCCAGAGGCTATCTACACGGATGACAGAGGATATCTACGAATCACTTATGATCGTCTGGTTCCGGTACTCATCGAAGCAATCAAGGAATTGAACGAAAGAGTCAAGAAGCTAGAGGGGAATTAATATGCCTCGCGTGGCTAATTCATATCCAATCAAGCTTACTGATGTTATCAATGCGTACACTTATGATTCTTCATCTATCGTAAGAACTGATACTTTCACGACAGTTGCCAATGGCTCGGTTACTGCACCATCCACTGCTGCTTGGTGTAAGATTGAGCTTTGGGGTGGTGGTGGCGGTGGTCGCGGGTACAATTCCATTGGCTCACAATACGGTGGTGGTGGCGGTGGCTACGTATCATATATTGTTCCAGTAGAAGGTGGTGTCACCACCATGGGATATCGCGTTGGTAATGGTGGAGCGGGTGGTGCGGCTGTCACTGGTTCTGGTGGTATAGGTTCGACGGGTGGATTTAGTCACGCTAATGGTGTTCCCGGTTTAGATGATACTTTTGTAGGCACACTATATGCATACGGTGGTAAACCGGGATATAACGTTGCTCCATCAACCGGTGGATTTTATTCACTCGGCGGCGCACCAGATCAAAATATTACTACTATAGATTCGGATGGTGGTAGTGCCGTATTGGTGCCAAATTGTACTGGTCAAGCGGGAGCTAATGGAACAACAACCACAGGTGGAACTGGTGCAAATGGTGGTGCTGGTGGTTCATCCAGCGGCGCGGCTGGTACCGCACCGGGGGGCGGCGGCGCACCGGGATATTCCAGTGGTGTCGTTGGTGGTGCTGGCGCACAAGGTAAGGTTGTATTCACTTGGTATGGTAAAAGGACAAGTGGAGTAACACTTCGTTCATTCTTGTCAGGTGGCTCCTATGTTCCACCAAGTGCTGTTGGTGACAGTGGAAAGATTCCTACCAGTGGTACGTTAAAGATTAGTGATTTTAAGGGTGCGGATGCAATAGGCTATTATGCCAACAACGTGCCAAATGGCATTTATGATTACAACGCATTCTTGTTCTATGGTAGTGCCGAAAACAGCGCAGGCGGGAGTGCAACAGCATATTCTAGCATAAACATCGCTGCAAACGGCATATTCTACGCGGGTTTGACCGATGGAAGCCCTAGCAATGATGTGCAACGTTGGATGGAAAGATTTAAAACTATTGCCTATTCAACCCTAACTGATGACTTTGACGTTCTATGGAATCCTGTAATTAAATTTGGAACTACTATGACGGCTGGTAGTTCATCTGCAAATACATGGATACAAGCCAGCACAAATCCAAAATGGTTGCTTTACGCAGACCAATTCGGTAATGGTACCACAACTTCTTACATGAAAGGATATCTGGCATTTCGCAGAAGAAGCGATAACGTCACGGTGGCGAATGTGTATTGTAATGTTTATGCGTATGCTTTAGTTTGGACGGAAGACACAAAATGATTCTAATACATCACGTAAATGTCTTGTTTGACAAGTCCACATGGCATTTTGATCCTTCGTTGCAGGACAAGGTGTGGGATAAGATCGTCTATATGATCGTGACTCGCGACATAGACATGAATCTTCCAAGAACACCAGTTCAATCATCGGTACACGAATTGATTCTGCCAGCACCGACGCCGGGAAACTTCATTCCATTTGACGAGGTTGATGAGGGGGTTGTGATTGGTTGGATTGATCAGCACGATAACACGCTTCTCGACAGTCAGGATGAAAATACTAAGGCACTGGTAGGTAGGAATAAAAAGCTTTATAGGTTTAATGTGTCATGATCGTATCCATACCTAAAAGAATAATTGTACTTGATGTTCCGCGCACAGGAACTCATACTCGCTACGAGGTTTTTCGTCAGGCGGGAGTTTCGGCTGACGTTCGTAACATCAATCACTTCACGATGAATGATGTGACCAAGTTTGCTCAAGCTGGTGATGACCATCCCATGTTTCGTGGAAAGGGAGTAAACGCTCAGAATTTGTCCACGTTCAAGGTCTTTGCGTTCTATCGTGATCCTTTTGACAGAGTGATTTCGTGCGTCAATCACCTTCGCCGTGGTCGCCTACACGCTCGCTTCTTTCATGCGTTTTGGGGTAATGACGTAAGGATCAAGTGTACCTCTCGTCTAGCCTATGAGGACTGGACGCCAGAAATGAAGCAGCTACACGATGAGATTCCGCTTATTGAGGTTTTCCGAAAATTCCGCTACTTCTTTGAGAGGGGCGTGTTCGCGAAGACACACAAGCCGTGGCTGACTGATGGAGTAATACCACTTAATTACCATAACTTTAATACTGAAATGGCGACGTTATTGGCTGAGTTCGATGTGGATATCAGTACAGTGACCATTCCACAGTTGAATGGCGTGACGCTTGATCCGCAACTCGACAGCCTATCGCCAAGCGAGGAGTCGGAGATTCGGGCATACTGTCAGGAAGACTATACTTTCCTCGCCAGCAAGGGCATAACTTTCTCCTAAATAATCAATAAATCACCGGAAGACCGCCATGGCACTATACGTAGAACTTACAATGGATCAGGGAACCACGTTTTCAAGTAGCGTGGACTTGACCAACGATGACGCCACGCCGATTGACGTTACCGGTTATTCCTTTGTCTGCCAGATTCGTAAGTCTTATTACTCTTCCAACGCAACAGCTAATCTGACTGTTACTGTGGCTGATGCTGCGAATGGCAACGTTACACTAGGACTGGATGCTGCTAATACAGCCAACATTCGTGCTGGACGCTATTTGTATGATCTTAAGATGACCACGGATGATGATCGCACCATTCGCGTTCTTGAAGGCATCATTACCATTACGCCACAGGTCAGTCAATGAAAGTAACTGTTACAGAACAGAATGCAGTTGGTAGAGTAGGGCTATCGGCTGGCGCACCGGGAGCGCAAGGCTTAACGGGACCGCAGGGTGCCGATGGCATTCAGGGTTCCTCTGGCTATATTGGCGCGGATGGTGCGCAAGGTGCAACCGGTGCGCAGGGTGTTCAGGGACTTGATGGACTGTATGCCGCGCAGGGTATTCAGGGTGTTCAGGGAACAACTGGTACACAGGGTGCGACGGGTACACAGGGAACCGATGGCATACAAGGCACTACTGGCACACAAGGTGCAACAGGAACGCAAGGTACTACGGGTGCGCAAGGCGTACAGGGTTCGACTGGCTCGCAAGGTGTGCAGGGAACGACTGGTGTGCAAGGCGCAACCGGCGTTCAGGGTACACAGGGTATTCAGGGATTGCAGGGTGTTCTCGGACAACCCGGCGACCAATACGTAACGACCTCTTCAAATTCGATTACGATTGAAAACTATCCTGCTGCAAATCCTCTTAATATCACGATTGGAACTGGACTTGCTTACTCGGCTGGTCAGCTAATCATCGTTGCAAATGATGCGACACATTCTCTGGAAGGTACAATCACATCGTATGACTCTGGTACTGGCGCAATCGTAATTGAAGTTACTACGATTACTGGTACTGGTACGTTTTCATCGTGGGACGTAAACCTTGGTGGTGTTCCCGGCGCGGACGGACCACAAGGTATTCAGGGTCTACAAGGAACTACTGGAACGCAAGGTGCGACTGGTACACAAGGCGTACAAGGCACTACCGGCACTCAGGGTGTTCAAGGCACCACAGGTACGCAGGGAACTACCGGTTCGCAAGGTGTACAGGGAACTACCGGAGCGCAAGGCGCACAGGGTACTACTGGTACACAAGGCGCAACAGGCGCACAAGGCGTTCAAGGAACTACTGGCACTCAAGGTGTTCAGGGAACTACCGGAACACAAGGTGTTCAAGGAACTACAGGAACGCAGGGTGCAACTGGCGCACAAGGTGTTCAAGGCACTACTGGTTCGCAGGGTATTCAGGGAACGACTGGTACACAGGGCGCAACGGGTACACAAGGTGTTCAAGGAACTACAGGTGCGCAAGGTGTTCAAGGCACTACCGGAACTCAAGGTGCAACTGGCACTCAGGGCGTACAGGGATCAACTGGCGCACAAGGTATTCAGGGATTGCAAGGTGTTCTCGGTTCTCCCGGCGATATCTATGCAACCACATCTGTTACCTCAATTACAATTGAAAATTATCCAGCGGGTAATCCTCTCAATCTAACCGTTGGTACTGGACTCGCATATTCGGCTGGTCAGACTGTTGTTATCGCTAATGATGCGACACACTCTCTGGAAGGTCTGGTTATCTCCTATGTAACTGGCACAGGCGCAATGTCTGTTCAGGTTTCCAGCGTCACTGGTACTGGCACGTTCGCATCGTGGGATGTAAACCTCGGCGGTACTCCCGGTGCAGATGGTCCGCAGGGTATTCAGGGATTGCAGGGAACGACTGGTACACAAGGTGCAACTGGTACGCAGGGTATTCAGGGAACCACTGGCTCGCAAGGTATTCAGGGTGTTCAAGGCACCACTGGAACACAGGGTGCAACTGGATCGCAAGGCGTACAGGGTACTACCGGCACACAAGGTGCAACCGGTACGCAAGGTATTCAGGGAACGACAGGCGCACAAGGTGTCCAAGGCACTACTGGTACGCAAGGCGCAACCGGTACACAAGGCGTACAAGGTGCAACTGGTACACAGGGTGCTACTGGCGCACAGGGTGTGCAGGGAACGACTGGTACACAAGGCGCAACAGGCACACAGGGTGTACAGGGTGCAACAGGTGCGCAAGGTGTGCAGGGGACTACCGGCACTCAAGGCGCAACAGGCACACAAGGTATTCAGGGTACTACTGGAACACAAGGCGTACAAGGTACCACTGGCACACAGGGTGCAACAGGAACACAAGGTGTTCAAGGTGCAACCGGAACACAGGGTACAACTGGCGCACAAGGTGTACAGGGAACCACTGGTACTCAGGGTGCTACCGGTACGCAGGGTATTCAGGGTACAACAGGCGCACAAGGCGTACAAGGTACTACCGGCATTCAAGGTGCGACAGGAACGCAGGGTGTTCAAGGCGTACAAGGTACTACTGGCGCACAGGGTGTACAGGGTACCACAGGAATTCAGGGTGCAACTGGTGTGCAAGGCGTTCAAGGAACCACTGGCGCACAAGGCATTCAGGGTCTACAGGGAACAACTGGTGTACAGGGTCTACAGGGTACCACTGGTTCGCAGGGTATTCAAGGTGTTCAGGGTACCACTGGTTCGCAGGGTGTTCAGGGTACTACTGGCGTACAGGGTATTCAAGGTGTTCAGGGTACCACTGGTTCGCAGGGTATTCAAGGTGTTCAGGGTACCACTGGCGTACAGGGTGTTCAGGGAACTACTGGTGTACAGGGCGTACAGGGAACTACTGGTTCGCAAGGTGTACAGGGTATTCAAGGTACTGCCGGTCCTCGCGTACTCAACTATATCATTGATGGTGGTGGAACTACCATCACTACAGGTGCTACCGAAGCTGCACAATCCAAGGGATACATAATGGTAGCTAACTCGGCTGTCATTAGTGGCTGGCAAGCTTTTGGTAACACTTCTGGTTCGATCAACGTTGATATCTACACTGCGAGCTACACCAACTTCCCAACCATGACTAAGATTAGTGGTGGTGCGCAGACTCCAAGACTGGCAACTGCGCAGAAGGGTTCTGGCGACAATACTGGATGGAGTTCAGCCGTCATTGCTGCTGGTAACATCATTCAGTTCCGCGTCAACAGCAACCCAACAGTAACGGTGGATCGTGTCACGGTATCTCTGAATCTGATTATAACGAGTTAATTATGTCTGGAAGGAAATACGATATGCTACCAATCAAGGCATGGCGTATCTATTACGCCGATGGCTCTACATTTGATTCTACTCAAGGAACATGGGCAGACGCACCACCGTTTGGTGTTCAGTGCATCGTGTGGTATCATACTCCACCATTTAAGACTGTTCACACGGAAGCATTCGATGATTCTGTTTATGTGTGGCAGGGTGAAGGTGAGAAAGAAGGAATCAAGATGGGACTCTGGATGGATGATGAGGGATACTATCGCATTCTTGATATCGCTAGAAAGAGCAGTGAACCGTAATGGCACAGACTTATTATCAAAGAGATACCGCATCTGATCTTAGTGTCGCTGGTGCTAATGCCAATAACCAGTTGTTGACTTCAACAACGACACCAAACACGCTTGCTATTGGTATGGGTAAAGGTGGAACGTCCTTTATCTATTTTTGGACGGAACCGGCAGTTCCCGGTGCTGCGGGGTCTACTGGAAATTATACTGTTACGTGTAATGTCACAGTTGGTGCAACATCAGCAAATATCTCTGCTCAACTTTTTCGCGTATCTTCTTCTGGTACTGTACAATCCACCGGAACACTTTCTGCTGAACAAGCACTAACCGCAGGAATCAAGACATTTAACTTTACTGCTTTAAGTCTAGGAACTTGGACTGCTGGTGATAGATTAAGAGCGTTAATCAACTTTATTAACCTCTCGGCTCACCAGACCGACTCCTGTACAATTGGTTTGAATAGTGCCGATGAATACGTATTAACTCCATGGACAATTGCGGGTCCAAAACCCTTCGCTCAAGCAGTTTTAATTTAACTGCCATAAATAGACGGATGAACGTCTAAGAGAACAAAATGGCAGATTTCCCCATCAATCCTAATCCCGGCGACACCTTCGTAGCTCCTGACGGCACAGTTTGGGAGTGGGATGGTTATTCGTGGAAAACCGAAGGATCATTCGGAAGTGGTGGTATATCTGAAATTCTTGTCTCTGCTAACTCTGAATCCACCATTAATGCCAATGGCGTAAACTTTGTCAATACAGCCGACATTACCGTGGCTGTCACCGCAGGAGAAGGTGGAAATGCGAACGTAGAACTATACGTAGCGGGTACCATTGCAGGACCGCAGGGTATTCAGGGTATACAAGGTATTCAGGGTGATTTTGGTGTTCAGGGTACTCAGGGTATTGCTAATCAGGGTATTCAGGGAACCACAGGAACTCAAGGCGCAACCGGCACACAAGGTCTGCAAGGTGCGCTCGGTCCACAGGGTATTCAGGGTATCACAGGATCGCAAGGTGCAACTGGCACACAAGGCGCAACGGGTGTTCAGGGTATTCAGGGTATTCAAGGTCGGCAAGGTACTACTGGTACTCAGGGTGCAACAGGCACTCAGGGTGCAACTGGCGCACAAGGAACACAGGGATTACAGGGAACTACCGGTACTCAAGGCGCAACGGGAACGCAGGGTGCTACGGGCGCACAAGGTACGCAAGGTATTCAGGGTCGGCAGGGAACCACTGGCTCGCAGGGTGCAACTGGTACGCAAGGTATTCAAGGCACACAGGGACTACAAGGCACTACTGGATCGCAGGGTGCAACAGGTTCACAGGGTACCACTGGCGCACAAGGTATTCAAGGTACCACAGGCGTTCAAGGTATAACTGGTACCACTGGCGCACAAGGCGTTCAGGGTACAACTGGCTTTCAGGGTATTCAGGGATTACAGGGAACTACCGGTACTCAAGGTGCAACTGGAACACAAGGTTCTACGGGCGCACAAGGCATTCAAGGACTACAAGGCACTACTGGTACTCAGGGTGCAACAGGCACTCAGGGTGCAACTGGCGCACAAGGCGTACAGGGAACGACAGGCGCACAAGGCGTACAGGGAACGACTGGTACACAAGGTGCGACGGGTACACAAGGTACGCAAGGTGCAACAGGCGCACAGGGAACAACTGGTTCGCAGGGTGTGCAAGGAACAACGGGTACACAGGGACTACAAGGCACCACTGGTACTCAAGGCGTACAGGGTATTCAGGGTCGGCAAGGAACAACCGGTACACAGGGTGCAACTGGATCGCAAGGCGTACAGGGAACCACTGGTACGCAGGGTGTGCAAGGACTACAAGGTACTACCGGTACGCAAGGTGCAACTGGCACTCAAGGCACAACAGGCACTCAAGGTGTTCAGGGATTACAAGGAACTCAAGGACTACAAGGCTTTGCTGGTGATCGTTACGCAACTACTTCTGCGACCTCTCTTACGATTGGTACTGGCACAAAGAGCCTGACTGTTGCAAGTGGTCTTTCATATTCTGCTGGTCAGTCTGTTGTTATTGCTAATAGTGCCTCTGCCTTTATGGAAGGTACGGTTTCGTCCTATGATAGTGGTACTGGTGCGATGCAAGCAGAAATTGCTTCTACCACCGGTTCTGGTACGTTTAATGTTTGGGATGTAAACCTCGGTGGTGCTGCGGGTGCCGATGGTGCGCAAGGTATTCAGGGTATTCAGGGACTACAAGGCACCACTGGTACACAAGGTGCAACAGGCACACAAGGTATTCAGGGTACGACGGGTAGCCAAGGTGTACAGGGTATTCAAGGTCGGCAGGGAACGACGGGTAGCCAAGGTACAACAGGTGCGCAAGGCGTACAGGGAACGACAGGTACTCAGGGTGCGACAGGAACGCAAGGTGTTCAAGGCACCACTGGTACACAAGGTGCAACCGGAACTCAAGGCGTACAGGGAACGACAGGTACTCAGGGTGCGACTGGCACTCAGGGTGTACAGGGAACGACGGGTACTCAGGGTGCGACAGGCGCACAAGGCACACAAGGCATTCAAGGTCGGCAGGGAACAACAGGCACTCAGGGTGCTACCGGTACGCAAGGTGTTCAGGGTATTCAGGGCGCTATTCTCTCCACCTCTCCCGGTGCGGATGAGCAAGTATCTTACAACGACGGTGGCGTATTTGGTGCGTCGGCTAATCTCAAGTTCTCAACAGCCAATGGCAATGTTCTCATCGTTGGTGCTAATACAATTCGTATTAATGCCGAGAGTAATACCGTCGAAGCCAACATTATCACTGCTAATGTAATCAACACCACCAATCTCTATATCGGCGGTGCGAACGTAGCAAATACTTTCGTAGCTAAGAAGAGTCGCCTCGGTTTCCCATATCATCCAGATACAGGATATCAGGTCACGCTTGGATATAACGATGCTGCTCGACAGGTATCCATTTATCCGGTTGCCGACGATTTCGAAATTTACACGTTCAATAATGGACGCATGATTTTCACTGGTACACAAGCTGTTAGTCATGCTGACGTAAGCGACGAATACTTTGTTTACTTCGATGCAGATGGTGTTTTGACATGCGTAGCTTCTCCGTGGGATTTGTTGAAGCACTGTCCTGTTGCTACGATTTCGTATAATGCGGATACTAAGGAATCTGCTGCAACCCTGATGGAGTTGCACACGGCTGATCGTGATCCAGAGTTGCACTATCGTCTGCACTTTGGCGACGGAACGAAGGTCGCATCGAAGCCGGGATTGCCAACGTATGCAGGTTATACTCTTAATGTGTCTAACACCGATGCGGTGACGTTCTCCGCGACTTCGATTCGTATCATGGACGAAGACATTCAGTTGGATACTGGTGTTCTTTCGGATGGTGGTACTTATCGTGTCATGTGGCGCAGTAATACGTCAGGTGGTCCGACTATTCAGACCTCTACGTTTGCTGTTGACTCCAAGGGTGTTCCATTCCTGACTGATGGTACTACGATTTGCTACAACCAGTATACGGGTGCAACGTGGCAGAAGACCGCACTTAGCACTGGTGGTCAAGGTCAGTGGGTCAACATGTATCTGTGTGCAACGACAGAAATTCAACAGTCTCGTCGTTACTTCCTCATGGCTGGTCAGAATGTTCACAATTCTCTGGCATCGGCAGTATCCGAATCACCAAGTACAATTAGTTGGGGTGACGTAACACCAGAAGAGTTGGTCATTGTTGGTAAGTTCACATACAACGGACGATCTAGCGCAAACTCTCAGTGTCACTACGCGGAACTTCAATATGTCGAAGTCATTGACACGTACACTCGCGCTTCTATACAAACGGGCGGCGGCGGCTCGACTCAGCCGGGGGGTTCGAATACTCACATTCAGTATAATGACGATACAACATTCGGTGGTTCCGCTAATCTGACTTTTGACAAGGGTGCGGGAACTCTGGCTGTTGGTGGTGCTAAGGCAACACTGATCGCGAACTCGACAGCGAATACAGTCAATGTCGCCAATCTGTTTATCGGTACAACCAACGTCAAGTTCGAACTCGCGAATGTTGCAAATACCGTGCGCGTGTCTGCAAACGGTGGTTCGACACTATCTGCGCGTCAACTGAATTTCGTCAACACTCAGAACGTATCTGTTGTTGTCACGGATGGAGCAGGCGCAGCCGCAGGCAATGCCAACGTTGCTTTCAGTGTAGCTACGGTTCAGGGTGCTACGGGTGCGCAAGGCATACAGGGATTGCAGGGAACCACAGGCACACAGGGTGCAACTGGCACTCAGGGCGCAACCGGCGCACAAGGTGTTCAGGGTATTCAGGGACGGCAGGGAACCACAGGTACTCAAGGCGCAACGGGTACTCAAGGTGTGCAAGGAACAACTGGAACACAGGGTGCTACCGGTACTCAAGGTGTGCAAGGAACAACTGGAACACAGGGTGCAACCGGATCACAAGGCGTACAGGGTACTACCGGATCGCAGGGTGCTACGGGTGCGCAAGGCGTCCAAGGCACTACTGGCTCGCAAGGTGCAACTGGATCACAAGGTATTCAGGGAACTACTGGTACGCAAGGTGCGACAGGAACTCAAGGTGCAACTGGCACTCAGGGTGCAACGGGCGCACAAGGTGCAACTGGCACTCAGGGTGCAACAGGCGCACAAGGTGTTCAGGGCATTCAGGGTCGGCAGGGAACCACTGGTTCGCAGGGTGCAACCGGTACACAAGGTGCAACCGGTACACAAGGTGCGACAGGAACTCAAGGTGCAACCGGCACTCAGGGTGCTACGGGTGCGCAGGGCATTCAGGGTATTCAAGGTCGCCAAGGTACTACCGGCTCGCAAGGCGCAACGGGTACGCAAGGCACCACTGGCGCACAAGGTGCAACAGGATCACAAGGCGCGACGGGTACACAAGGTGCAACAGGCGCACAAGGTATTCAGGGTATTCAAGGTCGCCAAGGAACAACTGGCTCACAAGGTGCAACGGGTACACAGGGTACACAGGGTATTCAGGGAACGAGCGGTCCATCAACCACGATTACTGCAACAGAAGAATCGGCTGACACTACAACATATCCTGTTCTAGTCGGTGCAGTTGGTTCTGCTCAGACAGCTAGAGCAAATTCAGCTAACCTGACATTCAATGCTGCAACTGGTCAGATGAAGGTAGGTGCGATATACTTTGGAGCAGAACTTGGTGACAAGATATCCCTGTATGACAATCGTCTAAATCAAGCCAGTGGTTATAATTTCGGTGTTGAGGGTAGCTATACCTATTTCAAGGGTAATGGTGGACACCGCTTTTATATTGCGACAAATGCTGATAGTGGCGCTAGCGACTATATGGAGTTGAATACAACAACTCTAACTATCAGTCCAAACGTATATGTAACTGGTAATGTCATTACGACAGGAAACCTGTCCGTATCTAATGCTACAAGCGTCAATGTAAGAATTGGTGGATGGAGTAGTGGTCACACAAATTGGGTGATTATCGGTAAAGGATTTGATGTTTCTAGCGGCATTCTATTCAGCCGTGGTGGAAATATTGATGCTGCGATTCATGTAGATGGTAGTGAGAATCTAAATCTTGAAATGGGGTATGGCATTGATCCTTTAGGAAACGTTCGCTTTAGGGCAAACGGAACCACTGTTGCACAAATCACTAATGAGGGAGCGTTTACTGCCGTAAGCAAGTCCTTCTTGATTGACCATCCAACCAAGCCGGGAATGAAGCTGCAATATGGTTCGTTGGAAGGACCGGAGAATGGTGTCTATGTTCGCGGACGTTCTTCTACTGGAATCATCACGCTTCCCGATTACTGGTGGGCGCTGGTGGATGAGGGTACGATCACTGTAAACCTAACACCAATTGCATTCTATCAGAAGTTGTTTGTCTCCATGATAAGCAATCATACGATCTATGTCATCAACGAAGATGGCGGTGGGTATGATTATTTCTTCACCGTTTATGCGGAACGTAAGGATGTGCCGAAGCTGACCGTGGAGAGTTGACATGGCTGTAGCATATAACAGTGATGTAGTCAAAGAGGGATTGATCTTCTGCATAGACGCGGGAAACCCTAAGTGTTATCCCGGTAGCGGTAGCACGGTTTACAATATCGCGCCGAAGCACAATCGTCCGTCTGCTAATGGCGATTCAGCTACGATGCCTTCCGGCATGACGTATTCTGCCGGTCCACCCGCATCGTTTGCTTTCGATGGAACATCGAACTGCTATCAGACATGGGGCGTTGGTGCGGATTGGTTTAACAACGATCCTAATGGTGGTAAGTATGAACTTACGCTTGAGGCGTGGGCGAAGTCTCCCGGCATGGGTACTAGCCAGACGCTCGGCGGAATTTTCGGATGGACGTATGGAGTTCGTCTATACTTTTCAACCGGTGGAAATATTACGGGTGGACATGATGTAGGTAGCACCATCACATCAATGGCTAGTGGGTTTTCTGGTCAGGATAATGTTTGGCATCATATTGTATATACTTTCGGAACTGCCGGTGCAAAGATTTATGTAGATGGAGTCTTCAAGAATTTGTCTACGAGTATGCGCTGGTTGGGAGTAACTCGTTGGTCAACCAATACGTGTAGTCTTGGAAGGGATAACAACAATAGCATTTATAACCTGTATGGTAATATTGCGATTGCTCGTATCTACAACAGATACTTTACTGGTGGAAATGAGGGAACCGGAAGCGACATACTCAGGAATTTTAATGCAGATCGTAAGAGGTTTGGTGTCTAATGGCAACGGGCGTAAATCCAGCAACGGTTCGTGAGGGACTTGTTTTCCACTATGACATGGGAAACGAGAAGTCCTTCATTGGTGCGCCTACCGTAAACTACATGAATGTGTGGCATCCTCGCAAGGATTCTTCATATACTCCATACGTAGCCAACACTCTGCCGTATCTGTGGCAGAACAATCATCCTAATGCAATTTACGTAAATAGTTTTATGACTGGTGGCGATATCACCGGTTTTGTCAATAGTGGTGTGGGCGATTGGGGCAATACATTCCACGCCATATGGACATATGATCCTCTAATTGGTGAACCAGTTATCACTATGAATGATTACGATGGCGGTAACTGGAAGGCATTCAATGGAAACCATGCATTAAATCTAGCTGCGTTAGGACTGACCACAGGAGATTATTACACCTACTCATATGATCAGTGGGTTTCCAATACGTCCATTAGAGTAAATCCCGGCATGTACACGATGAATGCCACTAGCGTTACCGCATTTTGGGATGGACAGGGTGGATCACAAGAGACTGCTATCAATACAAAAGCTGGTGAGTGGCAGCGGCGTTGGTGTACGTTTCAGATCAGTGCAAGTCATGATGTTAACAAGGCTTATACTAGATTCTACTGGTATGGTTACTATTATACGCACAACGAAATAGTCAAGATTCGCCGTCCGCAGTTGGAGTTGGGTAAGAACTATGCAAGTGCCTTCACGCTTGCGCCACGTACCGACAGCAATTCTCTGATTGATATTACAGGACACCACTCTATCAATGTTGCTAACTGTGCCTTTGGAAACAATCAGGTGTTCTCGTTTACTGGCAGCGCGGGTGCTAACGGAATTTATGTGGACATTTCACCGTCGTACTATCCGGTATCCAACGCAATTCCTAGATCGTGGGAAGTTGTTGCATACCCAACGGCAGCACACACAACCGCAGGAATTTTTGGCAATCAGGCGGGAGCCGGTTGCTCGTACATGTGCAATGGTGGAGTTGCAATATACAGTAGTAATTATGCCGCAAGCTGGTATGACAACACCAGTTATCAGTTTTTAGACAGTACCGTTGCGGCAACAAATGGTGTATATAATCACATCATAGTAACGTATGATGCTTCCGATTTCAAGGTAAGAATTTATGTCAATGGCACATTACGCGCCACTTCGTCAGCTACTAATATGAGTTACAATAGTAATCAGGTTCTTTTTATCATAGGATTCTTGGGTGCCAACGGATTACCATTC